GCCAGCTTGCGCGTTCCTCGCCGGCAGATTTCGCGCGCATGTTCACCGAACAAGATAACCGTTGATGAGCGAAACGCTCGCTCCTCCGGTCGAGACCCCAGCCGTTCAAGCGACTCCCTCTGCGGCAGTACCTGCCGGGGCGGCGCATGAGACAGCGGTTGGCAACCTGCCGCCGGGGGCACCGTCGGTATCCCCGGCGGCCCCTTCTCTTCCCACCGAGACAGCAGCACCGGAAACTCCGGTCGCTCCTCAACCGGCGCCGTCCCTCCTCAGTACGGCAAAGCCGGCAGAGGCTGATCAGCCAACGGGTCAGCCTCCAGAAGCCGAAGCGGCTCAACCCCCAGGTGAAGCTCCTCCGGCCGAACCACTGCCGCTCCCGACCTACGAGGCATTCGCGCTCCCAGAGGGTGTTCAGTTAGATCAGGAGCGGCAGTCGGCCTTTACCGCCATCCTCGGCGAAACCGAACAGAAGATCGTCACCTCGCCGGCCGAAGCGCACGCACTCGTCCAAGAGATGGGCCAGAAGCTGGTCAACCTCTATCTCGATGAGGCTAAGGCCAACTCTGAACGCCTAGCTCAACAGCAGCAGCAAGTCTGGTCGCAGACGCGCGAGCAATGGGTGTCTGAGTTCAAGGACGATCCCGAGATCGGCGGCAATCGCCGCGATACCACGCTGGCTCGCTGTGGCGCGATGGTCGAACTCTACGGCCGCACTGTCGGACCGGCGCAAGAGCAAGCGCTGCGCGACGCCATGACGCTGACCGGCGCCGGCGACCATCCCGAACTCCTCCGCTTCATCAACTGGGCAGCCGGCTACGCGGTCGAGAACTCCCGCATGGTCGCGGCGCCAGCAATGCCGCAGCCAATCCCGATGTCTCGTGCCCAACGCATGTATCGAAACTCAATTCCCATGAATGGAGCCGCGTAAATGGCGTTCCTAAGCCTTATGGATGTTGCTCGCAGGATGGACCCGCAGGGTGACATCTCCATCATCGCGGAGCTTCTGAGCCAGGCCAACGAGTTCTTCAAGGACATGACCTGGACGGAATCCAACACCGACACCGGACACAAGTCTACGGTGCGCACCGGCCTGCCGTCTGGCACCTTCCGGCTTGCTTATGCAGGCGTGCCCTACAGCCGGTCAACCACCGCGCAAGTCGTGGACTCGATGGGCTACCTCTCGGCCTACTCGCAGTTGGACAAGCGCGTTGCCGAACTCGGCGGCAAAACCGCGCAGATCCGCATGACGGAAGATAGCGCGTTCCTCGAAGGTATGAGCCAGCAGATGGCGACGACCTTCTTCTACGGGAACGAGGCGACGAACCCGAACCAGTTCACTGGCTTCTCGCCGCGCTTCTCTACAGTTTCGACCACCACCGCTGCCAACGCACAGAACGCAATCGACGCTGGTGGCACTGGGTCCGCCAACCTCTCGATCTGGATGGTCGGCTGGGGCGACATGACCACTTTCGGCATCTATCCGAAGGGCACCAAGGCCGGCCTGACTTTCGAGGATCGCGGCGACGTGGTTCCCGGCTATGACTCATCCAACAACCCGTTCCCAGCATATACCAGCTACTTCGAGTGGAACGCTGGCCTGGTGGTGAAGGACTGGCGCTACAACGTCCGTATCTGCAACGTGGATACAACGGCTGGTGCGCAGGGCCTGTTTGGCACCACACCTCCCGATCTCTTTTACCTGATGTCCAAAGCTGTGGTGCGCTTCCCCACTCTGTCGAAGCGCGTGAGCGGCATCACCGAGACTGACGCTCCCGACGAACCGGCGCCCGGTATCAATCCAGCGTTCTACTGCAATAGAACGGGGCGCGAGAGCCTTGACATTCAGGCTATACGGGACAAAAATGTGCTTCTGAAACCAACTGAATATGCAGGCGCTCCCGTCGTTGAGTTCAGAGGCGTACCGATTCGTGTGAATGACTGCCTGCTAAACACTGAATCTAGAGTAGTTTAGCGAAAATATGCAGGTATCTCTTTCTTCGTTGACCGTCACGGCTAATCCGTGTATAACCGCGGGGTTCAAACCCTACGGAGATGCGGATATGATGACGGCAGAGGAAAAGAGTCTGCGGCGTAAGGAATTGCGGCTCGCTAATCTTGATGCGGCCAGAGAGAAAGAGCGGATCAAGGCGCGCAAGCAGGCGGCCAAGAAAGCAATACTCGAAGGGCGCGACGTAAACTTCGACATCAATCGTCCAAAGACTGAGCTACTGACTGAGGACGAAAAGCGCGAACGTCGTCGGGTGAAGCAGGCGAAATGGCGCGCTGAGAACCTAGAGCGGTCGCGAGAGATCGTTCGCGAGAGTGAGCGCCGCAGGACGGCAGCGAAGGCTGAAGCAGAAGGCCGCGAGCCTGGGCGCGTAGGCAGGCCGGCTTATCGTACTGCCGAAGAGAAACGAGCGAACCGTAAACGTCTAACCGAACAGCACACTGCTGCTAATCTGGAAAAGGTGCGAGAGCAAGCGCGCATTCGCGAAGCGGCGAAACGTGCTGGCACATTTGTCTCGCGAGCGCGCCCGCGTTTGACGAAGGAAGAGGCCCGGCTTGTTCAGGTCTCTATGTCAGCGCTGCGCCGTGCGCGTCTTCGCGCTGCTGGCGGCAAGTTCACCAAGGAAGATATCGCGCAACTGCTGATCGATCAGAAAGGCCATTGCGCGATCTGCGACAAGCCATTCGGCGCTGACGGGTTCCACATCGACCATTGGAAGCCACTGTCGCGCGGCGGCACGAACGACCCCAGCAACCTGAAGCTGACTCATCCCGTGTGCAACCTAAAGAAAGGTGCACGCACCCTAGACGAACTCGGCCACCTTCTAGTTTCGGAGACGTAACATGCTTTTCGAGCAAGACCTGATGTTTTGGAAGGTGGCGGGCACCAACAGCTTCACCGCTGGTGAGTTCGTCACTCTAGCCGGTCTAACCAACTCCTCGATCTCGTCGCAGGTGGCGTTGGGCAATGCGCGAGACCTTGGCATCGGCATGGGCGCGGAACGGCCTGAAGTCGCTGTGGTTGTTGGAACAGCGTTCACGTCATCGCTGGCAACCGCGACGTACAACATCCAGTTCATCGGCTCTACCAACGGCACAGTGTTCACGACATACAGCGAGACCGGAGCAATGCTCTCGGCGTCGCTGGCGGCCGGCAGCATCCTGCACTTCGATGTGCCTCCTCGTCCGCCTGGCGCTGCCCTGCCGCTCTACTACTACCTCAACATATCTCTGGCGACGAACGGCACAGCGTCGATCTCTACGGGAACGCTGGTTGCCGGTATTGTGCTGGCGGCGCCGGATAGCTCACGCACGATGGGCCAGTACTCTGCAGGCTTCACGGTTGCCTAGGATGCCGAACGAGAACTCTCCGAGTGATGTGCTGCGGATGCAGACTAGCGACGACGTATCGCTGCTGCGGCGTCGGGTTGAGGAGCTAGAGGCGCATCTGGCGCAGTATGAGCCGTCGAATGTGGTCGAGACTGAGTTCGGCGGCGAAACCCCGCGCTATCGTCTGAGAGAAGCCGGCTTCTATGGATCGGGTGTTGAGTGTTCCTATTTCGCGGCTGATCGCGAGATCGAGTACACCGAGACGCCGAACCTGGAGATGGTGCCGCTCAATGATGCGGCACGTCGCCGGATGCAGGCTTACATCGAGTATCTGACTGAGTGTCAGCAGCGTAAGGCGCAGCAGGACGGCCGGCAGTTTCATGGCCTCGTCACTGATCGCGGCGTGTGGCTTGCTGATGCTGATCAGGTAGCTCGCCAGCGTGGCGCGGTGCAGCCGGTTGTGATGCCGACCGACAAGGGAACGCCGCCTCCGATGCCGCACATGGCACCTAAGCGCGGGCCTGGGCGTCCTCGCAAGACGGTGAGTGACGTGACGCCTCCAGCGCCTCCTTCGCCTCGGCCTGGGTTTGTCCCGCAGAGTGGCGAGGAGATTGGGTTTCGCAATAAGGGAGCCGGTTGATGGCGGTCGGTGGTCCTCAAAAGGACGCGGACAACCGGGATAAGGTGGTCTCGACATCGCCTTTGGCCTACGTGTCGCACGTCGAGGCTCGTTCATCGTCATGGGGTGGTGTGGGCGATCAGAACCAGACTCTATCGACGTGGTGGGGAAAGCCTACAAACGGCACGACGGCTTACTCGCTCAAGGGCCACTATACCTGATGGATCGTTCGGAACTTCTGCTGGCCACGACTGCTACGTTCGTCATGATCAGCATGGCGGCGAGCGGTCAGCCGTCGTTTCAGAACAGAGATCAGGGACCGGCAGCTAATGAGCTTGTGGATACAGGACCAGTAGCGGCTCGCGGCCAAGGGCTGGGTGTTGGCGGTCCTCCATCGCAGTTGATGGTTCCCCGAAGCGCCGGTGCTGTGCCTACTCTGTCATGTGGAACCGGTTCAACGGTTGACGCCAACGCCACGAACATGGCCGGCACCGTGACGGTGACGAGCAGTGCTACGGTTAGCTGCCTCATCACGTTTGCCGCGCCGTTCCAGTCGTTCAACCATTGCTTGGTCAATGATGAGCACTCCGGGGTTACGTTTAGCGATGCGAGTTTCAGCTACTCACTGAGCGCGATCACCGTAACGGGCGCTTCGCTCTCCGGGACGCTCATCGATTACTTCTGTTCGGGGTACTGACGTGCCGCCAGTTTCAGAATCACAGCGTCGCCTTATGCACGCTGCAGCGAATACCAAGGGCGGTTTCGGCGGTGTACCGCAGTCGGTCGGGCAGGACTTCGCCGATGCGGACCAGCCTGGTGCGTTGCCGGAGAAGGTGGGCAAGAAGCCATCGAACGCCGATCGGCTCTACAGCAAGAAGGCTGTGAAGCGTGGCCGGTAGCAAGAAGTGGATCAAGCCTCCCGCCGATGGCTCTGACGAAGAGGACTTCGCA